CGCGTCGCCGAGGTGCTATCGCCGACCGACAGGGTGACGGCGGGCGAGCCCCCGGTGTCCAGCTTCTGCGCGAACACGAGCAGGTTGCGGATACGGGCGCCGGCCGGCACGCGAAACAGGCGAATGACATCGCCATTCACAAGGGTCGGGCCAAGGGTGTAGCGGGCGTGCCCGGTGACGAGCTGCCCCGCAGACAGATTGGTGCGGGCGACAGGCGCCTGCGCGTTGGCATGGGTGTAAACGGCCATGACGGCTTCCTTTTTCGAAGATTGCGAGAAAAGGGCGGGGCGGGTTAGGCCCCGCCGTCAGGCTCAGGTCGGATCGACGCTGGCGTGGAAGCCGGTGGCGACGCCCCAATCGACAAGGTTGCCGTTGGCGAGCTTGAACCACGTCTTGCCGACGCCGTACGCCATCGTGATGCCGCGGCCGTCGTAGTGCTGGTAGTCGGTGTCCTCCAGGTACGTTTCCTTCGGGAGCTGACCCATCACCATGTTCAGCGCCATCTTCCCGCAGTAGAAGATCGGGGTGACGCTGATGCCGGCCGCACCCGCCCCTGCGAAAGACAGGAGTGTGTCGATCTCGGGCACCTCGCGGATGATCATCTTGTCGTAGAGGAGGTCGCCGTCGTTGAAGAGCGGGTTGTCCTTGTACCGGCCCTCGCGCGGACGAGCGTCCTTGTTCATGGCGACGATCTTCGGATCGCTCTTGAGCGACATGAAGCCGTTGGTGCCGACGAAAACGACACCGCCCTCGTAGCCGTCGTCCATCATCAGGGACGCGATCTTCGGGTTGCCGACCTGGGGCTTTTTGCCCATGGCCTTCAGCTTGTCGAGCATCGTCGTGGAGGCGATGTCGTTGGTCGCGTCGATGTTGGCGAGCGACGCGGCGAAGTTGCCGGCCACGCGGTTGCCGTTGGTGCCGCTGTTGGCGACGCCGAACAGGATGCGATCCGCGTTGGCGGCCATCCAAGCGTTCAGCTCGGCGGCAGAAGCCTCCGCCCACAGGCGCCCGTTGATGCGCCGCCCGTTGATGCCGGAGTAGCCGTTCGGGGCCGCCTCGATCGGCAGAGAGCCGAGCGCGCGGATAATCTCGTCACGCTGGAGGGTTGCGGCCCACTCGCTGAGCAGCGGCCCGGCGTAGTCGTAGATGTCGAACGACATCTTCTTCAGCTCGGCGACCGACTCCTTGACCGCGTTCCGGGCCCAATCGAGCCAGTAGCGGCAGGCGGAGTTCTGGATGGCCTCTTCCTGGCCGGACAGGAGGCCATTGCCGACGCCTGCGGCCTTCAGGGCGGACACGAGCGGGATGTTGATCTGATCGCCGCCGGTTTTTCCCTTCATGTCCCACACCCGGATCACCGAGTTGGGGCCCGAGCCCATGTAGGGCTTGAGCATGTTGCCACGCACCATTTCGCGCGTGACATCCTTTTCAAACTGAATGCCGCGATTGTTCGCAGCCGCAGTGGTGACGGCCATAGCCGTGTCCTTTCAGGGAAGGCTCGCGATTAGCCGGCTCGTCGGCCGCGCTCCGCGATGGTCTGAGCGAACACGTCCCCGACATCGCCCTCACCGGAGGCATCCCGCGAGGATGTCTGCCGATTGAGCGAGGGGAGCGTGCGTTGAGCTTGCGGAGGCGCTGCACGGCCAGGAACGCCGGTCGTAACGGGCGTCGCCATCTGGCGGTGGGCTTCCAAGGCGCGGGCCAGAAACTCCGGATTCTTGAGGAGTTCGTCCTGCTGGCGCTTGTTGTAGGCTTCGAGGCCGCCATCCCCAATGGACTGGAGAGTGCGGTCTTCGCGATACAGCCTCATTAACTCGGCATACGGCCGACGATGAGACATTATTGAGTCATAGAGCGGCCTGCTGGCCTCTGGGTTCGCCTGAACGCGCTGAGATATCCACTGCTGGGCGGCTATCACATCTGCTTGGCCAAATTTTTCAGTCGCAGCCTCGAGGCTTTCTTCAAGTCGTTCGCTTTGTCTCTCTTGCCTAAGCTTCTCTATCTCTTGCTGAACAGGAGAAAGGGCCTGGCGCATTCCAGACTGAAACCGATGGTCAAACCTCTGGTCGATGTAGCCAGCGGCATTATCGAAGTCGAACCGTTCGGCGTTCAATCTTTCAGTTTCAGCCTCGGCCTGACGCTGCCGCTCCTGCTCTTCTTTGTACCGCTTGAGTTCAGCGAGTTCGCGCTGCTCCTGCTGCCATTGACGGCGTTCGGCTTCACGCTGTTCGTTGATCTCTCGCAGGCGCCAAGACGGCACCATGGCCTCCTGAGCGCGCTCCTGCGGTGTCTGTGGCAATTCCTGCCCGTCGGGCTGCTGCGCGACGCCCTCCGGCTCCGATCCGCCCTGTGGGGCGTCCTGAGAGATCTGCGGGGCAGCATCCTGCGGGGCTCCATGCGTCGGTTCGGCTGCGTGAGCCTCCCCACCGCTGAGAGCTTCGGCAAAAGCGTCGTGTGCGCTGGCTTCCTCTGCCATCGATCGTGGTCCTTTCGCGTATCGTGCGATGACGTGTTCACCCGTTCGCCGGGCGCGGCGGCTCGCGTGTCGTGCTTGAGCAGACGTGAGGTGCGCCTGTGTCGTCGGCGCGTACGAACTCAGAAAGCCCGGACGTATCCACGGGCTAGAAAGGCGTGCACGAACCCGAGACGGCGGACGGCGAAGCGCCAAGAATGGGCGGACAGGTTCAAAGGCGACCGAACGACGGCGCACCGAAAGCGACCGTTCAGCCAAATCCAAGCCGTCACGCCGCTGCTGCCTGACCCGGCGACCTTGATGCCGAGGCTGAACCGTTCGTGCGGCATGTCAGTACGGCGACGCGGGCGGCAGCCCCGCCATGCCAGCCGAGCCCGAGGCATAAGCGCCTTCCATCACACCGAGCGGTGTCGGGACGGGAGCCATGAACTTGAGCGCGACATCGGCTTCCTCGCCGGCCGCCTTGGCGTGCTTGAGACGCACGTCAGCCTCTTGCTCGGCCAGATCCGCGATATCCTTGCCCGCGGCACCAGGGGCCCGCTGCGCATCGGCGCGAAGCTTCTCGGCACGAGCGCGGGTTTCATCCACCTTCGCAGCAGCGCCCTCGAACTGAAGGCGCTCGGCAGCCTGTGCGGCTTGCTGCTTGGCCGGATCGGGCTGCTGCGACTGCTGAAGGTAGCCGAGGATCTTGTTCTTCGTCGCCTGCGGCAGGGAAGCGAGTTCTATGAAGATCTCAGGCGGCAGCGGCTTGCCGGCCTGCGCCATGCCAGGCGCGATCGACATGAGCCCTTCCAGCGTGTCTTCCATCAGCGTGGTGTGGTCGGGGCCCTCATCCACGATGATATCCACGTCCAGCGAGCCGAGCGCGTTGATGAGCGTGGGCATTCCGGTCTGCGGGTCCGTCCCAAGGCCGTTCACCTGAAGGAACTGCGCAAGCCCGTCGTCATCCGTGACACGCACCCACCGCTCTGCGGTCCAGTACTGCTGGATGATGTTCCAGACGGCGCGGTAGACCCGCTTTTTCCAGTTCGTGTACTCGATCAGGTACGGACCGAGCTCGGAGATGCCGGCCTGCTGGAGAAGCTGGATCGCCCGGCCTGAAGCCGACGCACCCAAGCCGCCGATCAGCGCCTGATTAGGGCCGAAGTTCTCAATCTCGTTCTTCGCCTCGGTGAGCATTTCGAGGTTGCCGCGCACAAGGTCGGCGTTGTTCTCGAATGCGACCTTGGCCCCTGACGGCGTGATCAGCACCGCATCGGGGCGGTGAGCCTCGGCGCGGAGGCCGTCGATGTCGTCAACCGTGCCGTTCTCGACGGACAGCCGCCACGAGTGCAGCGCGTGGATGCCCTTGGAGCGGCGATGGTTGATCTCGTCCTGCGGTCCCTTCAGGTTACGGACGAAGCCGTAGCGGTCGTTGTCGTGATCGACATCGGCCGAGAACAGGATGAACCGGCAGAAGGGCACGCCCTTCTCGTCCACGAACGGGCTCTCGCCCTGCGCAAGTGCGAGGTCACCGCAGTAGAACTGGTAGAGCCAGCCGTCGCCGCGCTTGTACCAATGCTCCACGAGCCGAACGTGTTTGGCGCCGTTGCTGATCGCGCTCAGACGACGGTCCCGGTCGTTGTTGGCCAGCGCGTCATATCCGCCGCCGGCCGTCGCTGCAGACCGAATTTCCCGCTCGTACTCCGGGAACATGCCGATCGCGCTATCGAGCGCAATCCACTTGGCTACGCCGATGTATCGGGCGTCGGTGAAGTCCGGCCGGGTCGAGCGCGGATCATAGAACACATCGCGCGGATCGAGGTAATGGAGCGCCACATCCGCGTCGCCGCGATCTCCGGGCACAACCTCAAGCTCGATCCCGGCCAGGGGCTCGACAGCGCCGGCCTTGGCGACCGCGGGAGACACGGCCTTCCACTGATTGATGTCGAGGGCATAGTTCATCACCGCCGTGGCGATGTCCGCGCCGTTCTGCTGCTGCGGCGTGCGAGGGAAGCCCTTCGGGTCCTGGCGAAGTCGCTCGACCACGCCGACCACGCCATCGATCTTCCGCTTGATCCGGTTGTATGTGATGACCGGCTGGTTGCGACTACGAAGGATGCGAACCTCGTCCGACGTCCACTGATCGCCGTGGTAGTACCGGCGCGACTCGTCCGCCTCCTGCCGCTCGTTCAGCTTCGCGGTCTCGTAATCCGAGAGCTGCTGACGGAGAGCGGTGACGGAGAGAAAATCGATGTCGCCGCGGTCCTCGACGGGCGCGACAGGGGCGGGCGAAGCGACCACAGGCAAGCCTTACTGCGTCGGGTCCGCGGCCCACAGGTGGACCTTCACACCAGCGCCCGCATTCTGGAACACGACGTAATTGAGCAGGGCGGTGAGGTTGAGCAGCAGCCCCGGCAACGCGCGAGCCTGCTGAGCCTGAACGGTGACGGAACTGAACGTCGTGTTCGTCCCGTCCGTCGTAGAGGTCCAACCCGTGACCTGCACGGTGATCGGCAGGCCGCCCGACTCAATCATGTTGGCGATGATCGGGAAGCGTCCGGCCGGAAGCACGATCGGCCTGACGAATGTCCACGTGGCCGTGCCGTCGGAGGATGTCTCGACCCGCGTGCGCTGCACTCTGACCGCGTGAGTATGGTCGGCGCGGGCGTACTCCATGGAGTTGCCCTGCACGCTATCGAGCGCGGCAGCGGGTGGCATGGAGCCCGAAGCTGTGGGCGGCTGCGTCGGGTTCGTGCCCGACACCTGTGCCAGCGCAACGCTCGACAGCAGCAAGCCTGCGATGAGAGCCGCCATGCGCATGGTCAGCGCACCCGCGCTTGGATAAACGATGCGCCGCCGGCCGTGTAGGTCGTCAGCGACGTGGTGATGAGACAGGTAATCCCGGCAGAGTAGGCGTTCGGAGGTCCAGCGCCGTAGTTGATCGAAGCCGTAGCTCCGACCGCGCCGGCAAGGGTCTGCACGTCGACGGGCGTGATGGCCGCGCCTGACGCCGGAGCCGCCGCTGCGTTAATGCAGGCGAGATAACCCGCGGTCGCTGTCGTGTTGATGGCGTAGGCGCTGTAGAGGTTGCCTTGGCTGGCTTTGCCGACGACTGCGGTTCCGGACTGCGTGATCGCGGGCACGATGCCGACGGCGGCGAGGGATGAACCCTGTTCCGCCACAGCCTGCGACGCGCTACCGCTTCCCGCCGTGCAGAGGCTACCGCTCTGATCGGTGAAGAGCCGGCTGCCGGGCCCCACAGGGATGCTTGCAGAGCCGCAAGACGGCAACGCCTGGACGGTCTGCGCGTCAGCCGAGCCGGCAAGGGCCATGAGCCCGAGGGCTGTGGCGATGGCGAGGCGGTAGAGCATGGATGCCTCAGGCAATCCGGTTGAGGGCGTATTCGCCGGCAGGCACATCGCGCTCATTGAGTCGCGCGTTGGCTATCGCATCACTATAGTCGCGAGGGAGCGCCGCCTGATGCGAGCCGTCCGTCGCGTTGGGGGCTTGCCACGAGCGGCGCATGTCTCCGAGCGCCCGTGCGTGCGCCTCGAATTCCGCTTGGAAGCGAGCCGCCAAGTCCAGAGGAATTTCATGCCGGTTGTCGCCAGCCGAATTGACCCAACCTCCAGAACGCTCTTCCCGCAGCGCCGCGCGGATCTCCTCGCGGATCATGAGGCGCACGTCTTCGAAGTTCGGCGTGCGGGCGGCGTGCGCGGCTTCTTCACGCCGCATCGCCTCGCGCTGCGCTTCGATGGCGACCTTCTTTTCCTCAAGACTGCTGTAAGCCATCACACCCTCCACGACCCGCCGCCACTCGTGCGCTGAGCGCGGTAGCCGGTAGGTTTTGCAATCGGGACCTTCGGAGTTAGCGCCGGGCGAATGCCGCAGTTCACGGCCCACTCGCCGAAGGCGTCAGCTCCGTGGCTGTTCTCGTCGTGAAGCGGGCCCTGATAGGTCTGCATCGCGTCGTTGCGCTTGCGGGAGTAGCGGCGAAGGCGAGAGAGCCCGACGCGGACCCGAGCCGTGTTGTTGAACGAGACAATCGGCAGGACCGTGCGCACCGCGTTGATGCGCTCTGCCGGTCCTTGCGAAACGCCTGTGATGATCGGCTTGACACCAAGGCCCGTAAGCGTCTGTCGCCGGGACTTGGCGCCGGCGCCCCACTCGCGCACCTCAACATCGTGCGGGAAGTGATGGACGCGGTAGCGGAAGGGGACCACACGCCCGAGTGCCAGGAGAGCCGCGGCCCGCTCCGCGTTGTCGGGGATCAATTCCGGCATGCAGTCGCGCACGATCTGCTCCGCGCCGTCCCCGCTCACTTCGTAGTAGTCAACCGCCCAAGCCTGCCGGCCGTTGTCCTGCATGAACCAGATGGCGGTATAGTCGTCCACGCCGATGTCCCACGCCGTTTTGAGTGGGAGGTTCGGCTGATATGGGAAATCGTCGATGCGCCCTTCCCTCTCGGCATCAGCGAGCAGCTTGGCGTAGTAGGCGCCTTCTGTGACGATCTGGTAGCCGCCGCCCCAGACGTGATCCGCCATCTCCGGATCGCGGGCGCGGTCATCCTCCATTTCCTCGTGGAGGACATCGGGAAACCACGGATTATCGTACCAGTTCGCCTCGACCACGATGGCATTGGACGGGCGATGATCGCCGCGGAACAGCTTGTCTACCGCGTCCGTGTCGTGCCGAGGGTTCCAGCTGAACCAGATCTCCGAGCCCGGCTTGCGGATCGTCGGGCGCAGCATCCGGAGCGAGTGGTCGGAGAGCGATTGCGCTTCTTCCACCCACGCGATGTCAAAGCCCTCGAGCGACTTGATGTTCTCCGCGTTGTAGCTCTGCATGCCGCGGAAGATGATGAGCGAGCCGTGGGGGCCGCGGATCTCTGTGTCAAGCACCTCGAACAGGTGGCCGACGCCCAGCTTCTGGATCTTGTCGGAGAGGAGCTGCTTGACCGACTCCTTGAGGCTATTCTGCACCTCACGGATACAGGCGACACGCGTCGTGGCGCTCAAACTGCGAGCGATGACCTGCTCGGCGAAGAAATGGGACTTGCCCGACCCTCGGCCTCCGAAGACGGCCTTGTAGCGCTTAGGCGCCAGAAGCGGGAGGTACGCTTCCGCTATTTCGATCGGCAGGTCGGACAACGCGCCACTCGATAGCTTGAACCTTGATCGGACCGCCTTCACCATCGCCGTCGAGAGGCTGGGAAGGCTTACCCCACGCGCGGTCGAGGATAGCGTTCACCGCCGACATGCGAGCCGCACCGGTCTCTTCCGGATTGCGCATGATCTGCGCTGCGGTCTCGATGGCTTCCTCGGTCAGCGCACGAGCCATCTCGCGGACGTGCTGCGGGACTTTCGGGCGGCCATTGGGATTGCCCGATTGGCCAGGCTGGAAAGGCATTGTATCGGCTCTGTTACCAATTGGGATCGTCGTCCGCCGCCGGGAGTGCGAGCGGCCGGCCAAGATGCGAAGCACTCAACCGGCGACGTGACGAATGCCTCGGAATTCCGCCCTATGACGTACCCACACAGCGCCGGTTCCGAGGCGGGATGACCTGCCCTTCGTCCTGGGCTCAGGCAACGTAGCTGTGTGGGGTCTCGGTGTTACTCGCCCTTCGGCTCCTGCCCCACAACAGCGGCTTCGCTCTCGTGGGTGGTGGAGGGCTGGTTGGCCTGACGGTTGTCGGGCGCTTCGCCGTCGGCCTTCATCCACTCAACGATGCCTTCCGCAGCCTTCTTGATGTCGTCTAGGCTGTCGGACTTCTTGGCCCGCATGAGGGCAACGTTGAGCGCTTGGTTGCGCAGCATCACGGGGTCCATGGATTGATCCTCACGGCTTCAGGCGCCCACTGGCAGCGATAGCGGATGCCGGGCTCTTGGCTGCGAACGGACGCCTCGCAAGCTCTCTGCGTGGCAAAGCGCAGGCCGGTATCCCGAGCTTCTAGACCACGATGACCGTTGTAGACGGAGAGGCTGGCGACCAGCATGAAAAGACCGATCATCAAAGCCGCCCTCTAGCGCCTATCGGCAGAACGATACCCCGCCGAGACGGCGAGTTGAGCGTGACAGTCGACGGCCGAGCCGAGGGTGTCGGGATCAGACCAATGGTCAAAAGCAGTTTCAGCCGTCCGGGCGCAAACGCGAGCGCGAGTGGCCGCTTCAAGCATTTCAGCCGGATCTTCGTTGCCGATGTACGGCGCATCCATCTCAGCCAGCGCGCTCAGCGCCTCGGCGCGCCGCAGCCTTTTCGCCATATCGACAGCGCCCCTCACATTCGGGGTGTCGTCTAGGCGGGAGGAGATAGAGGCGAGGCCGGAGGGGAGCATATCAGGCAGCTCGCTCAGGGCGACGGTCGAACCGGTCGGTGATCTGGTCGCGGAACTTGTCGATGTTGCCGGCCATGAGAGGCGCCCAAGTGCCGGTCTCGCGCGCTTCGGCGACCGCCGCATCATATTCATCGAGCGCCATGAAGTGAACGCGCTCCGACTTTCGGACCCATTCAACGGCAGCCTGGATCTCAGGGAAGCCGTAGCCACACCATTGGTCCAGTTCGCTCAGGCGGAGACGCACGTAGCAGAGGCGATCCTGCGCATCCCGTGCGTCTTCGAAGATCTGCGGGAACAGGAGCTTCGCGAACCAGCGGCGCAGCATCATCTCACTCCCCCACTGCCATCCGATCGCCCTCGGGCTTTGCTCTCTTCCGTGCCGTGTCGCGCAAAGCCGTCTTAATGGCGCCGGAGCTTATCGGCCGTGCAGGAGCCGTCTGCATTGATGAAGCGAGCGGTTCCTTCGCGCATTTCGCGGCCAAGGCGCTCATGAAAGCTCTCCGAAATGTCACGCACGGCATCACTCACGGCGCGGAGGTCGTCATCCGTCGGCTCGCCGTCGAAGCTGACGATGAGCGATTTGCTGTTCTCAGCATCGCGGCTGACACCTAACAAGCGGACGGTGAGCTTCATGGAACCGCGATCCTTAGAGATCCGAGCCGCTGTGCGGGTGTTGGTCTCTCGGGTGGATTGGGAGAGGGAGGCGGGGCGGGCGGTCATCCTACCAGCCGCAATCGCAGGCCAACATAACGCCCCTGACGGCCTCTAAAGGCATGATACCCTCTTCGGCCTCGGGATCGGCTCGGAAGGGCTCGTAGGCCAGCCGGGCTTTGGCCTTCGCAAAGCCGCAGACCGACTGACCATCCTTGCCCATGTCACTGAGCAGATCGGCCATGGCATCGGCCAACGCAGCAATTTCGTGCGGCTTATGGTCGGTCATGGCGCTTGTCCTCCGAGAGGGCTTCGAACGGCCCGGCAGTGGACTAGAAGCGCCTTCCCGGGCGACGCGCTCAAAGGTTTCGTTCCATGGGCTGAGTGCAACTGCCTGCACTCCGAAACCCTTGCCGTTCGAATTCAACCCGAGACACTGGCATCAGCCTCGCGCTCGGGGTGCCGGCGGTAGAAACCGCCAACGCTTGCCATGTCCCGCCCAAGCTGTCAGGCATCGGGTGCAAAAAGGCTTGGCAGCTTGAGACGCTGACCGGAGCCTGGGCGGAGGGATGGAGCCGAGGGCTGGGATCGAACCAGCGACCGCCCGCTTACAAGGCGGGTGCTCTACCATCTGAGCTACGTCGGCGAACTGATTGGTGCGAGTGGGGCCTGGTTTGAACCCCACAATGCGATCCGGGCGCTCCATTGAAGGCCTGCCCGTCCTACGGCCACCAGATCTCAGAGCCGAAGCCCTTTCACCGTGTCACCGCACCAAACTGGAAACTCTGTGCGCTAGAGGCAATTCGAGCTTACGGAGAATGCGGTGCATTCGGCGTCGGGCCGGCACCGTCTCCGCAACTCGGACCCATTCGTGGGGCTTCTCGAAGCGCGATAGCCAAATTCGTGCATAGCACGCGGCTTGTCAAGCTGCACGACGAACAAAATTGAAGTCGAGTTCGATTGGTGTCGCTCGGCCGAAGATCTCAATCTCGACCAGCAGCCGGGATTGCTGCTCATCCACACCTTTCACCTCGCCGGCAAAGGTGGCGAACGGGCCATCCTCGATATGGACCGCATCACCCTCAGCATAGGGCGACGCCTCCACAGTCCGACGCACACCGGCCTCAAGTTCACGCCCAGCAAGGCGATTGAGAAACCGAACGTCGCCCTCGGGTAGCGACAGTGGAAGCCCCTCACGCGTCCCGAGCACAGACAGGAGCCCGTGCCGATTATGCCCTTCCACGTTCCGCTCGGACATCAGGTTGAGATGAATGGCCTGCAATCCGCCGATCGCGCCGACGAAGACGTAGCTGCGGAGCATCGGCTTCTGCACCTCCAGCCGCGGCAGATCCGTCGCCCCCCGCTTCCGCCTCATCCACATGGTGTCGCAAGGCACGTAGGAGACCAGTGGGCGGGCATTTCGGCTCAACAGGTACTCAGACGCCCGCCGAAGGCTTTCTGCCGCTCTGCGCTCATTCTGGGGCGCTGTAGCGCAGACGTACCAGCGCAGGCCCGGTGCCTCGATGTTGGGGACGACGTTTCGCTTGTCGGCTGGGATCGGCACCTCAGTCGGCAGCAAGGCGAAATGCTGCTTGGTGGCGCGAGCCCGGAAGCGGCGACCGAGCGGGTTTTTCTCCATGGCGGCTTTCCTCCGAAGACTACGGGTTGGGTGAGACGGGAACTTGAGCGGTGAGGCGCCCTGCAATGCGCACTCGCCGATCTTCGGAAATCTCAATGGTTTCCAGCGTCGCCCATGTCGTTCCGCACTTGAGGCAGCGACGACGGCGGCGGATGGAGTCGGGGGCGTCCCGACTGTCGAGGACGCGGGAGGTGGGCCAGCCGCAGGAGGGGCAGCGGATCATGCAGCCGCCCTCCGTCCAGCGTTGAACACGTCGCACCAGTCCGAGCCGAGGGCATCAGGGATCTCGACGCGCACCCTCCCCTCAAACAACGGGCGTTGCAGTCGCTTCGCCAGCGCGTAGGCCGCAGCCTGCCCGGCGAACTTCTCGTCGGCGTCCCCGAAGATCACGACTTCATCGACCCCGGCCGGCGGCAACCACTTCACGAGCATGGTCGAGTTGAGCGAGGCCCACACCGGCACGCCGAACAGCGACGCAGCGGCAAAGGCAGTCTCGATGCCCTCGGCGATCCCGAGAACGGCGCCGGGCGGGAACAGGCGCACTGCCGAACCGTCAGGGACCGTGCCCTGCATCATGCGGCGCGGAGATTCTACGTCCGCCTTCCGCCCGTCCGCGGTGAGGTACGTGCGGTGGATGTTGACGCCCTGACCGTCGAGGCCCGCCACCTTGGCAATCATGCCGGGGTGGAACGACGGCTTGTCGTCCTGATACCGCAGGCGATCCACCGTCCGAAGGCAGTCGGGTATGGACACGAGCCCGACCCTAGCCGCGAGGTATCGGGCAACCGGGTCGCCTCGCTCAACGCGCCTGGAAGCCTGCCAGAGGGCTTCTAGGCCTTTCCGGGTGTCTGCCTCGGGCCGAGGCTTCTTTGGCGCTGTAGGCTCAACGTCGCCAATCAGAGGGGCTATCCGCTCGGCCAGTTCCTTGAAGTCGATGCCGAGCACCTTCATCGCGAGGTCGGCACCATCGCCGGCCCCACAATGATTGCAGATCCACGTTCCGCGGCCTTCCTTGTCGTCGTACCGAAAGCGGGTCTTGCCTCCGCAGATCGGACACGGGCCATTCTTGCGGCCGGACAGGAAGCGACTGTCCACGCCCAGCATCGGCAGGAGGCCCGTCCACCTCCCGCGAGCACGCTCACTCAGCGGCGGCAGCATAGGTCGGCTCCTTGCGGCGATTGGCGAAGGCGATCTGCCGGGATTTGATCCACGACAGGATCTCAGGCGTCGGCTCCACGTCGGGAGCGAGCCGGTGCGCGTTCGGCCAGACACCGAACATTTCCTTGAACTTGTGGGCGGCCCATCCCTCACGGAGGCGCCGGCTCTTGGCGTAGGAACGGAGCTGCCCGAATACGAACGCCTTCTCGTCGGCCTTCGCCTTCTTCCGGATCGGTGTCATCTCAACCAGATCGCCGTCCTCGCACTGGATCTCGCTCTGGCGCTCGGGCTTGAACCCGCAGGCGGGGCACTTCGGCGTCTTAGCGGGCTTCAGGAAGTTGCAGGCAGAGCACTCCTTCGGCAGGGCCTCCGGCTTCTGGCGAGCCTCTGGCTTCTGGCGCTCGCGGCCATCGTCCAATGCGTCGTGATGGATGTCGGTGACGAAGCCGAGCCTGAGGGTCGTGTCGCTGTGGTCGAGAATCAGCGCGTCCTGTTTGCCGGGCGCCGTGCGCAGAGCCCGTCCGATGATCTGGCAGTTGCCCACGACCGTGACCTTGCCACGTCGCCGCGTGACGACGGTGCCGGTCTCCGTCTCAACGCACCAGACGCGTTCCGACGTGGCTGGCGTCACCTCGATCTGCGGACGCGGCGAGCGATTGGCCGAGGCATAGCCGCCAATATGGCGCCAATCCTGCGGCGTGATCGTGAGGTACCAGATCGGGTTCTTTCGAGCGCCGAGTTCCGAACGAAGGTGGCCGGTGAAACCATTGATCGCGGCTAGGGCCTGCAAGCGCTCTGCAAATAGGGGGCGCGCCGAACAGATGGTCCATGAGCGCGGCGTCCAATCAACGCTTGGCGACTTCATCTTGAAGCCGTCGCCATCGTGGATGCCTTGCAGCAGCGTGAGGAACTGACTGCGTGACAGGGCCATGAGGGCCGGGGCAAAGTCCTTGTCGAGGAACGGCAGCAAGTGCCGGTAGCCACTGACGCCACCCACTTCCTTGTAGGTCCGCTTCGTCGCAATCAGAGCGTGGCCCAGATTGTTTTGAGCGCGGGCGATGTTCCCATGCGCCTTGGGCTTCCCGGCCGAAATGTCGAAGCGCCAGCGGGCATGACGCTCTTGGACCTCAGCGTCCGCATCAGGCGCCGCCACACGGCTTTTCGTGTACCCGATGCCGCATCCGACAAGGCACGCCTCGATCCGCTCGATGATCTCGGGATGACGCTCCGATTGCGAGATGCTGCCGGCTGTCGCCGTCCACGTCCCGTCGGTCATCATCATGCCGATGAAATACAGCTCGGCGTCGGTCAGTGGCACGCCGGGCTGCCGGATCGTCACAGCCGTCGGCACTTTGACGCCGCCCTTGACCGGAGCCATCTCGGCCGCGGTAGCGATCCGGTAGCCCGCCTCCTTCTCGTGAGCCCCACGGAAGATCATCCGGTGCCGGTCCGTCACCCGGAAATTCGCGCGAGGGGACTGATACGTGACCCATGCCTCGGACGGGTCCATGTCGCGTTCAACGACGGCTTTGACGGGCGACCACTGGCCTTCACCCGTGGCGAGGTCGGCCAGCGTCGCGACGCAATCGCCTTCCCGAACGTCGCCCATCCCGCGCCAACCATGCGAGGTCAGCACTTCGGTCTCGCTATCGAGGCAATACAGCATCTCCGACTTCGTGGGCCGAGCGAGCACGATGCATCGCACGTCCAGATCAACACCCGTCGTCAGGCATCCCACGCTTGCGATCACACGCAGGCTACCAGCCGAGAAGCGGCGGAACATCGCCTCACGTTCGTCAGGCGACGTGTGGGAGTCGATGTAGCCGCAGTTGATGCCGGCCTTTTCAAACTCGCCCTGAAGCCGCTTGGCGTGGGCGCGATCGACAGCGAAGACGAAGGTTGGCCGGTTCTCCCCGCGCTGGCGCCAAGTCGTCACCACGTCGGCCACGAGGGCGGGCTTGTTCATCGCCTCGCCAAGGTCGCCCTCGTGGTAGTCGCCGGCAACCGTGCGAACGCCGTTGAGGTCAGGGTGCGACGGAGCATAGACCCGGAACGGCGAGAGGTAGCCGGCCTCGATCAGCTCGGCGGTCGTCGTGACCTGAATGAGGTCGTCGTAGTGCTTGCCGAGACCCTTGGTCCACGGCGTGGCGGACAGCCCAACGAACGGAATGCCCTGCCATGTCTCGGCAGCCATCCACTGACCGAGCATTTCAAACCAGCGGTGGGCCTCATCGACCACCACAACGTCGAAGGGCGGGATTGCCCGGCGCTGAAGCGTCTGAATCGACGCAACCTGAACCGGAGCTTCCGGCCGGGTCATCGGGTGCTGCCCCTGGATGACGCCGATGTCGGTGATGCCCTCCGCCCAGAACGAGCGCACCGTCTGGTCAATGAGACTGATCGCGGGAACTACGAACAGCACCCGCTTGCCCTTGGCGCGAGCGCCTTTGACGATGGCGCCGGCCAGCACGGTTTTGCCGAAGCCGGTCGGAGCTTGAAGCATCGGACGACGAGAGCCGCACATCAGCGACGAGCGGAGACCGTCCAGAGCCTTGACCTGATGAGGGTGGAGGGTGCGGCTCATCGGGCGCCCCCACCGTGCACGAGGCGGGGGAAGTCCCCGAAGGCATTCCGAGCCGCAGAGGCGGATGAGCCTTCCCCCAGCGCCTTATCCTGAACGGTTCCGGTATCCCGCGCCCTAGGAGGTTCCTTCTTACGGCTAGGAGTATCTTGTGACTGTGGTTGTGATAGCTTCTGCAATGCTCCCTTTTCGCTAGAGCATTGCTCAAGCATTGCTTCAGCATTGCTGCCCTTGGAGCTGCCCCCGGAACCGCCTCGGGAACCTCCCTTTGCGCCCGCCTTTGCTCGCTTCTCATAAGCGGCTAGGGACGTCGCCAACTCGTGCTCGATGCGCCCATGCGTCCAGCCCTCGCCGAAAAACTCAGAGAGCGTCTGGCGCATCCCGAGCCAATCCCGCATGGAACAACGGGCGATGCGGGCGAGCTTGCCGTCGTCAGAAGGCAGCCCCCCGTTCTTCCAGTAGTGCATGATCAGGAGCAGGTACGCGCCATGCTCTGCCGTCGTGAGGTGGCCCGTGTCTGCCAGATAGTCGGCGACGTAGAGGGGCATCCATGGTCTGGACATGAGAAAGCCGTTCCGAGAAGCGCTCGCGCGCTCGGTTGCAGAGAGGCGGTGGCTGACGGGAAGGCGCGTCAGGTCACGGCGGCGCACGGATTTGCGCCCTGTCCTTCGGCTTCAGATGATCTCGGAAGGTGGTTGCCTCGCTGTCGTGGTGAGGCAGGAGGCGGCGCAGTAAGCGCGCGGAGTCGTGGTGGGCCTTGGCGCGGACGCGGTTGCGGCGCTCGGCTTCCTTGGTGCCCTCGGCGTCGCTGGCGCGGCCCTGATTTGCTTCGTGGCGTGCGTGGGCAGAAAGCCCGTCAGCGAGGTCGCCGCAGCTCCTGGCGCTGTTCTCGTGCCATTCAAGCAGGCGCTCTAGGCAGCGCAGGTCATCGAAGGAGAGCGCGCCGCTCATGCCAGCGCCTCCATCCGTTTGATAGCGATATCCTTGGACGGCAGGCCCCAAGCCCGCACCATATCGCGCACGTCATCAATTGACCGAGCCACGCCGACCGGGAAGCCGCAGTCTTTCAGCCGGTCGTGAATGGCGATTTGCTCGGCCTCAAGCCGACCTTTAGGTGCCTTCACCTCGATGTATCCGGTGAAGGGCTCGCCAGCGTCCGTGCGGCCGACGATCTGGAGATCTGGCCATCCCGCCTTGGTGCCAAGCCCACGGCTCCGCCCAACTTCACCCTTCAGCATCCCGCCGTTGGGCGAATGATGGAAGATGAAGCCGTGGGGCAGCGTCGCGCCGAGGTAGCGCAGGATCTGGCGCTGCAGATCAGCCTCGGGCGTCTTGCGGGGGGCGGTAAGGCGGAAAGGACGGCTCATCCCGTCAGTCCCTCGGGTCGCTGTCCAGCAAGATCACGCAGCGCGCGAGCTGTTCGCTGCGCCTGCCGTGCCGAAGCGCTTCTCTCCTCAGGTGCCTGATGACCTTCGGCCGAGCCAAGCTGAGCGGCCACACGTTCAAGGCGGTTCGCAAGCGCCTCAGCCTCACGAAGTTGGTCACGAAGCGAGCGGTTGCGGCGCTCATGGGCCGCCCTGATGGCGTCCATCTCGGCGGCATCGATGCGCCGCGCTTCGCGCCGCCAGAGATCTTCGCAACGGCCATAGGTCATCGGCTCCTGGCGTGCGTCCCTGAGGACGGCGGAGACGGCACGAGCCGCCCGCGTGATGGCTGCTTTCACGGTGTCCCCGACCGGCCGCGGCTCGGCGAGATCCATGAGCATTCGTGAAGCTTGATTGACGTGCGTCATGCGTAAGCCCTCGGAAGGTTTTTCCGAGCCCTCGGTAAGCTTCCCCTGCATCTCGGAATCCTGACGTGTTCAGTTGAGAACACCGTCAGGGCGCCAAGGAGAGGGCGATGAGAGAGGAGGATCAGGGAGTTACGCAGGCACGGCACGAGAGCGACCAGCCGGCGGCAACCGGTGTGGACGCGAGCAGAACAGTCGAAGGAAACGACGCCACAGGCCCGGCAAGGCGAATGGCGAAGGACACGAACGACCAAGCCGGCAAGCGAGGTCGTCAGAAAATGGCCCGGCTCGTGAGGATGCACGGCGGGCTGATCATTGAGGGTGGGCGATGAAGCGAGCGGCATTACGCGGCCCCACCCGAGAGACGAGCCGAGCCGCAGAGAAGCGCAGGCTCTGGCAGGCCGTGCGACGCGAACTCTGGCAGTTGCAGGCAGGCCTGGGCTTCAGCGCACTCGTTGAGCCGCACCCGCGGTTCTTGGCTATTCATCCGTACTGGACACAGTTGGCGGCCGAGGATGAGTTTTGAGGCGGCCATCACTCTGCCGCCTCAAGGTAAGCGGGAGACGGGTCTACGCCGAGACCAACCGCATAGGCGGGCAGGGCTGCCAGCGCGTCATCACCGCCAGTTGCCGCGTCCCAAGCGTGATCTGCGCCGGGCATCCGGTCTGGCTGGAAAAGCGGCTCCCATTCCGCTTTGCGCAGGATCTTCAGGTAAAGGGCGATGGTGCGATCAGCGCCGAAGGACTTGAGCGACGCGCGGAAGTCGCCAGCGACGCCCGCGTATTTCCAAGCCTTGCAGTGCCCGTCGCTATAGCGAGAGATCGCGAGATATCCCGCCTCGAACTCGGCCAGATAGTTTGCGGTGCGGGCAAGGATGGTCATGCCCGCACCTCGGCAAGAACGCGGTTGCAAGACGCGAACAGGCGCTCCATCCGCATTGCCCGGTCGAACGACGATGGGTTCGGCTCTTTGCGCGGAACGACGTCGCGGGTGTGCACCCATGCGCAAGCCGGAGAACGACCAACCACCCGACCAATGGCCGGCGGCCTGAGCCCCTGTTTGCGCAACTCGCGCATGCGCTGGATTTCCTCCGACGAGGCGGCGAGGCTGTTTCGCGTTTTCGCCATCTCAGCGGCCCACCAGCAGGAGGGCGGCACCGACAGCGAGAAGGCAGCCGGGAATAGCGATGACAATGCCGCGCTCTTCCGGCTCAACATTGCCGGTCACTGCGGTGCGCTGTGCGAAGACGGCGGACAGTGCCGCAAACCAAAGAGAGACCATCACTGTCCCCAATGCATCGGAGGGAGGTCGATCTGTCGGACGGCAAGATGCGCCGCGTAAGCCGCGAGGCAGGCCAGCAGGAATGTGAGAGCGCGGAGCTTGCGGGAGTGGGTCATGCGCGCACCGCCGCTTGCGAGTCGGATGGCACCGGTATGAAATCGATGGCGGATACCGGCTCAGGCAGATTGGACCCTGCCGCAATGATCTCAGGCGCTCGGCGCACGGGGATGGTCCCGCGCTCCTTCCAGCCCTGCACCGTGGACGGCGCAACGCCAGGCAGGCTAGCTGCGAGCTTCCGAATGCCGCCGAACTTGGCGATGATGCGATCCGCTGGCGTCATTCGAAATGATGTACGCACATTGCGTACGAGTGTCAACGTGGAAAGCGTACGAGACGTCAGCGCATAGGCACATCATGAGTGAACTGCCTAAGCCAATCTCCGCCGCCCTCTCTGATCTCAGAGACAGGGCAAGCCTCACCATGGATGAAGTGGCGGGCGCGGCGGGCTATGCCGGTCGTTCCAGCGTTCAACGCTATTTTTCGGACGCGGGCGTGAAATCTATCTCAAACGCAGTGGCTAAAAAGCTGGCCAAGGGGATGGTCGGGAAGGGTAATCCCCCGATTTCAATCGTAGAATTTGCTCATGCCATCGGACACGCAATCGATGCAACCGACCCTGCGGCGATCAAACACGCTGAAGTTATGCTCGGATTGGGTGGCGCAACTAATCCTAAAACTTTAGCGTTAGGACCAACCATTTCGTTGGGGAGGCTGCCGGTGGTTGGTGCTTCTAACGCATCATTTTGGATGCCTAGCACCCCGTCGATTGATACGCCCGAAGATTGGCTGCGAGTTCCCGAATGGGCATCCCCGCCGCCGGATCATTATGCTTTGGGCATCCGGGGTGAGTCGATAAACAAGACGGCACAAGAGGGTCACTTCGCTATCTGCCAGCGATATGGCGGCAACCAGCAGAAGCCACCCGAGGGCAAGTTCGTACACGTCGAGCGGCAGCGGCGGGGCGAGACGGAGTGGACGATCAAGAAAGTTCGCTGGACTGCGGCGGGGCTCGGCCTTTGGCCTGACAGCACCGACGTGCGCTGGCAGACGCCCATCGCCTTCGGAGACGGCGAGGATCAGGTGACTATTTTGGGGATCGTGATCGGCTGGTACAAACCGGCATAGTGATTTTCGTACGCATTTTACGTTGACTCCGTACGCAAGTAGCGTACATTGGCTTCATCGCAGCGACGCGATGGAGCCCGCAGATGTCCCGCCAGCGCAGCCTCTCTTGGTCCTCGGCTCTCAGCAGCCTTCGCGCTGATCGCGCTTCTGACGCCGACCGCCGCACCGCGTTCGCTGCCATCCACGCCAAGAAGCTCGCCGAGGCTCAGGCCCGCGATGCTGCCCGCGCCGCTCTGACGGCTGCCAAGGCTTCTACCCTCTTCGTCTCTGGCTCGTACGACCGCGCCGCTGTGATGCGTCTGGCCCACGCTCGCGCCAAGCAGGCCCGCACTGCCGGCAGCACGGCTCGCTGGGCCGACCTGATCCGCTCCTGCCTGCGCAATGCCTGGAGCGAGGCGCGGGATCAGCGCCGCTCGGCCGCGCACTGAACACCCCTACCCGATCACCTGCCAACCCGGAGTGCGTGCCGTGCTTCACCCCCAACCAACGCCTGAGCCGCATCCGAACGCCACCGCATGGGGCATCGGCGCCGGCTTCCTTGTCCTGATCCCCGGCGGAGCGGCCATGCTCGTGATCTGCCTATTCGCTAATGGGTGGCTCTAGTCATGGCTCAGTTCTACGCGCACGTCAGTGCTGATCAGATCGTGGACGAACTTCGTGATGACGAAGAGGAGATGGGCGAGGTCATAGCCCTGATCGCCAAGCAGGTTGAGAAGCTTGATGAGGGTGATGCGGAAGGGCTGCGCCAGTTCATTCGCATGTACGCCAGCGCCAACGACTTACGCGTCTTTGCAGACACGCTGATCACGGCCGCAGCTGAGATGGAGGCTTGATCCATGGCCTCCGCCGACATCCTCCGCGCCGACCACTCGCCGCTGCCTTGGCGTTCTCGTGACGCCGCGATCTTTGATGGCTTCGACCGGATCGCGACGCTTTTTGGCGATCACTGCTCGTTTGAGACCGACCACGCCAACGCCGCCTTCATCGTCCGCGCCTGCAACGCGCACTATCAGATGCTTGAGGCGCTGAAGTGCGCTGAAGCCATCCTCGACATTGAGGATAGAGGGCCGACGCTACAGAAAGTCCGCGCCGCCATTGCTGCGGCTGAGCGGGAGGCGGGACAATGACCGTCTCTCCGAAGATCCGCGAGATGCTTGAGAGCGTCCGCGACGCGCTCGCCGAGATCATCGCCGAGACACCGTATCCGCGCCACGGCACGCCTCAGTATCGCGAGAATTGGGCCTTCGACAGTGCCTCTTGGGCCCGCGCCCAAACCGCCCGTCCCGCTCTCGAAAAGATCAACGCCGCTCTTGCTGAGATGGAGGCGGGAAAATGACGTCTGTTCCGCAATACCAAATTTCCTTGTCGTTCGGCGCTCTGTCGCCGTCGATTAAGGATCAATTGGCCGACATCGGCCTGTGCGCGCCTTCTGCTGACGTCTTTGAGAAGGTGCGCATCAGTCTCTGCACTCTGCGTATCCAGGGCTACATACCGAAATCTACGCACGACGCAGCCTGCAAAAAGCTCATTGGCGCGATCGCCAAAGAAGCTCGTCCCCTTGCTGAGATGGAGGCGCAGTCGTGAACGGTCTTCGCTTGCTCGAAACGATCCGCGATCCTCTGGCCGAGGCCCGCAAGCACTTGATGGTTGCCGAAGCTGATCTGAACGGCTTCGTCACCCGCCTCGCGGCTCGGCAGCACGTCTGCCTTCAGTCCCTCCGGGACGCCAACTCTCGCGTCAACCACTACCGGCACGAGATCGACAAGGTTCGCCTCGCTACGCTGGAAGCCGAGACGATTAACGGCCGCCGGCTCTGCACCAACGATCCCGACGACATGGGCACGGCTCTCATCGTCGCCTTGGAGCGGATAGAGGAAGCCAAGCCCGTCGTCCCCTACGGCACGGGATACCCGGAGGCGCACAGTCCATGGGGCTGATCCTCCTCCTCGCCAGCCTTCTCGGCTCGGCCGCCATCGTCGCCCTCAGTCGTCATCTCTCCCGATCCGACGACGCTCGCGACTTCGCCATCTCCTCTCACATCGCGATCGGAGAAGAGCCGTGAGCACCTGTCACCCTGATCCGTGCGCTTCGTTCGGTGAGACTGCGGACGCCCTGCGTGCTGTTGAGAACGCCATCGCATGCGCCCGCAACGAAGCGGAGCGCATTCTGGCCGGCGCCTACGATGGTCATGCCTCCGTGCATCAGGCTTTGCAGGCCACCGACCTGAAGCGCGAGATGCTGGTGATCGCAGGCTTTCTCGGCGAGGTCGAGGTGGCGACTGCTCATGCGCTCGCCCGTCCAGCTGTCGCTCTGGTGGAGGCCGCATAATGGCCGCCTCCCCTGCCCTGGCCGTCATCGGCCACAATTCGCAGAACGCCGAGCTGACGCCCTACGACGTGTCAGCCGGTCGTATCGCCGATCTCTACGTGGAAGCCCTAAATTGGTGCGACGGCTCGCCCATCGAAACCGAAGAGCAGGCCGCCGAGGTCACAAAGCTCCTCGATATGATCGGCGAGGAGATCAAGACCGCCGAGAAGCGCCGCCGCGACGAGAACAAGCCGTTCGATGACGGCAAGGCCGAGGTGCAGGCGCGCTATGGCCTGCTGATCGGCGAGACAAAGAGCGTCACGGGCAAGGCCATCCTCGCGCGTGATGCGTGCCGGAAGGCGCTGACGCCCTGGCGCGCTCGGCAGGAAGCCGAGCGTCTGGCAGCCGCTGAGGTGGCTCGGAAAGAGGCTGAGGCAAAGGCTCGTGAAGCCGCCCTCGCCTTTCAGGTGACACGTGCTGACGACCTCGAAGAGCGCGAAGTCGCCGAAACCTTGGCACAGGACGCGAAGGCCGCTGAAGCGGCAGCTCGCAAGGCTGGCAAACAAGTCGCCACTGGGCTGCGGACCATCACCCGAACCGAGGTCACAGACCGCCGCGCCTTCCTGCGGTGGGTGATGGAGAACCGCGCCGATGCCCTGTCCGGCTGGCTTCAATCCTACGCCGAGACGCTGTGCGCGCAGAAAGTGCGCGAAGTGCCGGGCGTGTCCTTCACCGATGAGAGGGTCGCTCGATGAGGACCGCCGACAAGCAGATCGCCGACATCCTCGTGCGCTTCGGCGAGCCCTTCGCGGGCAACGTCTGGCGCGTGCAGGGCACGGCGGTGATCTATCACAAGACCCTAGAGCGGATCGCCGCCCACACGAAGACGCACTTTGATCCGCCGATCCTGATCCGAAGCGAGCGTGACGAGGCCGTGATCCTCGTGACCGGCCGCATGCCCGGCGAGAAGGCCGGTGAGGAGCGGGTCGAGTGGTCAATCGGCGAGGCGCTGGTGAACGTAAATTACCGCGTCTCCGGTCGGCAGGCCGCCTACGTCTACGCCATGGCCGAGAAGCGGGCGAAGGATCGGGTGATCCTCAAGCTGATCGAGCTGCATGGCCTCGTCTATTCCGAGGAGGAGGCCGACGAGTTCCGCCAGAACCAGCCCGCCGTTATCCGAGCCGTAGATGAAGACTTCGACGCGCCGCCGCCTCCAAACTCGGACCAGACGGCGGAGCAAGAGGCCGACCTGAAACGCCGCATTGATGAGGCGGCTTCGATTAATGCCGTCACCGACCTGATGCTTGATGAGCGGACACAGGCCATTCTCAACGCCATGCCGCACGGCACCCGCGAGGAAGTGCGCGACTACGCCAAGGCACGCCTACGAGCCCTCGGCTGGCCACCGGCCAAGAAGGGGCGGGCCGCATCATGAGCGACCTGGACGGCCGCCTCTTCATCCGTCGGACGCAAGGCTTCGTGCCTGCCGACATCATGGCCGAGGAAGCCATGAACAAGGTCGCCATCGGCGCGACCGTGATGCTGACCGTGCGCCGGCCTCGCAATCCGGCTCACCACCGAAAGCTGTTTGCGCTCTTCCATGTCGTGCTTGAGCAGACTGACCGGTGGGCCGATGCGACGGTGCTGCTGGAAGACCTGAAACTCGCAACCGGGCTGTTTGAAACCCGCGTCTCGGCTCTCACTGGCATGCCCTATCCCGTGCCGGCGAGCATCAGCTTCGCGGCGATGTCGCAGTCTCGATTTGAGGACTGGTACGTCAAGGCCATCCGCGTGCTGTCCGATCATCTGGGAACGGATGTTGAGACGCTTGGCCGTGAAGTGGCTGAGGCTGCCAGCAACAGCGTGCGGAGGGCAGCATGAGTAAGGCTGCCGAACCCCGCCGCACACCTCCTGTCGGTAAGCAACTCGCCGCCGCTAAACGCCAGATCGCAGAGCTGATGAAGCGCTGCGGCATGGTCCCGGTTGAGATGCCCGTCGAAGACGTGGCCCTGGACCTGGACCACGACCCTGCCCTTGGTCTTCGTGATGTCTGCCCGAAGACTGGCCAGCATATCCCGCACCAACACGATGATCGCTACCTCGTTTTCCGGCCGGTCGCGACCCACGCCGTGAAGACCCGCGGCTCGGGCGCCACGACCAATGGCTCCGACATCGGCGAGATGCGCAAGACCCGGCAACTGGTCGAGAAGCGCGTCGAGCGCGGCGAGATCGCACCGGACGATCCGAGCATCGCGCCGTGGGCACCGAAGCCCGACCGGTACGAGCCGCCCAAGCAGAAGATCCAGGGCGCCGGCTTCCACAAGCGCAAGCCCCAGCGCCGGGCCTCAACGCCACTTGAAAAGCCGCCCGCTCCCCGCCGCCGCTCACTCTACGGAGAAGCCTGATGGCCGCCGACTTCTTCAACGATCCCGTCAAGCTCGCGGCAGCACAGGCGCGTTACGTCGCTAAAATGCATCCGCCGGCACCCAAGCCGGTTGCCGTCATCATCCCACCAGCTCCGGTTAAGCGCGACTACATCCACGTCGCCAGCAATCCTCTGCCCGTGGCCCTGACGGTCAAGCAGATCATCGCAAACGTGGCCGATGCATACGGCGTCGCCTACGAGGATGTCGTTGGCCCTCGGCGGTCGCGGAACCTGCTCCCGGCTCGGTTCGCCGCCTACTACGCCGTATCTACGGCTCGCCCAGACTTCAGTCTCAATCAGATCGCTCGCCACTTTGGCCGACGCGATCACACGACCATCCTGAACGGTCTTCGCAAGGTCCGCAGGTGCGGCATCCCCCTGCCTGTCAGCCAAGCTGCTTACTCTCGTGTGGAGGCTGCGCGATGACCATTCCGTGGATTGATCCCGTGGCGGTTATGGACCTCGTTGAAAAGGGGATCTCTCATCGCATCGTCGCTCAAACCCTTGGTATCAGTCGAACTCGCGTCGGTCAGATTGCGCGACAGTACGAACAGAACGCGGCAGATCATCGGGAAGTTAAAGGGTCATGCCCTCCCGTACCAGCTTGGGTCATCGCCGCTAAGTTGACGGAAGACTATCGCGACACGGCCCGCGACTTCGGTGAGCACGCCGCGGCTCGGCATTGCCGCGCCCTTCTAGCTGAAATGCGGAGGGTTGCAGCATGACCTCCCCTCCCACCGCGTCCCTCGTCTCCGCAGATGAGGGGAAGCTATCTCGACGGGCGCTCTTGCTCGGCACCAGCGCGGTCGCTGTGGCGACGGTTCTGCCGGCATCAGGCATGGTCGCTGCTGTCGAGGCACCTGCGTTCGACCCGATGTGGATCGTAGGCACCCCAGGCGAGTCGGATTGGGGCGCTGTTCGAGCTCCGTCCGTCGAGATGGCGAGGCGCTTCTACGCTGTCGAATATACCGGCGATGACGGCTGCGACAGCGGCCAGGAATGCTGCGAAGGGCTCTGCGAGTTCTGCATCGCATTCGATGGCTACGAAGCCCGCAGAATGCCACGATGGGACACCCGTCAATCCGCAGACATCAGCAATGCTGATTGGATCGCGGCTGACATGGAAGGGCTGTGCGATCGCTGCGGCTACGAGTGCAGCCTAGACGACGGTGCACAGGTCGTTGCCGACAAGGCCATCTGCGAAAGCTGCCTGACGCTCGCGGATTGGGACATCGTCGATCCCGAACGCGCAGCCGAGCTTCGTGCCGAGCAAGAGCCAGACACCCCCGTTTCATCCGACACCCCAACCGCCGTCTCGTCTCCTGCCGCTGAGGGGGAGAGGGCGTGATGGGCGACCTGTTTAACCTCGACGGTGTCCTGACGCCGAGCGAGCGCCGACATCTGCGCGGCGGCACCCAGCCCAACGGCTATGCGGCCCGTCCCGGCACCGCTCCGAAGAGCGAGACCTGTCGCACTTGCCAGCACCTCATTCGGGTCTGCCGGGCCAAGACCTATCGGAAGTGCGAGCTGATGCGCGCGCACTGGACTGGTGGGAAGGGCACCGATGTCCTCGCGAGCGCCCCGACCTGCCGGAACTGGAAGGCGATCGACCCCGCCCCGTCCGAGATCGAAGGAGGGCGGTCGTGAGCGCGCCGGTTCTCTTCCTCGACATCGACGGCGTGCTGAACTCGCGCGAGTGCTGGGCGAGCCTGCGTGGCCAGCGACACAAGATCGACCTCACGAAGGTCGCTCTGCTCAACGAAGTCGTCGCCACGACGCGGTGCCTTATCGTCGTGTCATCGACGTGGCGATTGGGTGTCGGCCAGGGCAAGGGCGGCTGCCGGGCCATCCTGCGAGATTACGGCCTCAAGGCCCGGTTCCGCCGCGACTGGCGCACGCCAGAGTTCCGCGCGGACGATCCGACCTTCCCCGTCCGCGGAACTGAGATCGCCTACTGGCTCAGCCGCAACGGCTCACCCTCTTACGCGATCGTGGACGACGACGGCGACATGCTGCCCGAGCAGATGCCGCGCTTCGTCCAGACCAGCTTTGAGCACGGACTGACCCGCGAGCACGCCGACCGGCTGATCGCCCTGCTGTCCCGCGCCGCATCTCCCACCCTCACCCCGGAGTCCTGACATGTCCATGACCCCCACCACCGAAGAGGCGAAGACGGCGGCTATCACCCTGACGTTCGACCCGAGCAAGCTTTTCGATGTCGTCGCCGAGGTTGGTGATGGCGGCACGTCCTTGGGAAGCCGGATCGTCGGCATCATGCTGACCGGCGGCCAAACCAGCTTCCGCGAAGACGTAGGGTTCGCCTTCTACGGCGTGTCTGCCGCGCCCGCCTCAGCCGCACCCCGCGCGGGCAGTGCTGAGAGCACGGCGGGGGAGGATGCCGCCAGGGTCATCTACGACATCTGCTTCGAGCCCGGATCAGAGCGGGGCGGCGGCATCGTTCCGACCTATGATGATGCGCGCTCATGGGGCCTCTCCGCCGCCGATCGGGCGAAACAGGCTGCAAAAGCGGTTGCCACTCCCGCCCCGTCATCGCCGGGCGTGCCGCATTCGGCTCTGCCGCCGAGGGGAACGACCCCGAACGGCTGGCGCATTGATGTGGACTGTGCGCTTCAGGGGCTTCAGGAGACGGCTCAAGACCTTCCTGAGCAGCACACCGCACAGAACCCGATTGCGGCTGCTGCGGGCATCCTTCAGGCCGTCGTGAACCATGGGTATGGCGTCTTTCCGTCATCGCCGGGCGTGCCGGATAGCGTGCGGGCGATTGCTGATCGGCTCGTAGTGGACGCCTGCGAACTGCCGGATCGCACGAGCCCCGAAGATCAGCCTGAAATGCTGCTCATCACGGGCGAGGAACTTCACGGTTTCCTGATGCAGGCGATGCAGGACGCCATCGCCGCCCACCCGGCCGGGCAGAGCACCGGGCAGGGGGCGTTCGGGGTGGCGCTTGAGCGGTTCGACGCCCACCGGTTGGCGATCTCGCAGCGCGGGCCTTCTGCGAAACGGGACGAGCTTCTGTCGGAACTCGACACGATCCGAAACAGCATGCTCCACGCCGCCAAGTCCGCCCCCGACAGCACCCGCACGGGGCAGGTGGAGACGGATGAGGCCATCATCGCGGCTCTCATTGAGTACGGCGCGGCCGAGTTTCGGGCCGGGATGCGCACGAACGACGAGGACAGCAGCTACGGCGCCAAGGAGAACGCCGAGGCGGCAGAGCGCCGTCAGGCTGCCTTTTCCGCCATCAGCGCTGCCCTCGTCGCCCGCCCGGCAGCCCCGGAAGCGCAAGGGGCGTGGAGGGAGCGTGCGGCTACCGAAATCGACGCCATCGCTCGGCAGTGGGGCACTGAAGGCGACGCCGATGGCCGAGCCTACGCAAAGACGCTGGCGGCAATCCTGAGGGCCGAGAACCCCGCTCCCCCGGCCTCCTCCGGTCAGGAGAGCGCGCGATGAGCCGCGGAACGGCTGTCGTCATGCCGGAAGACGAGTGGTTCAAGCTCTGCGCGAAGCAGTGCCGAGCCCGACGCAAGCAGTACGGCGGAACTCGCCGGGAGTGCCTAGACGAGTTCGATTGCGGCATCTGCGCTGAATGCGCCGACGATGCCCTCCGCACCGCGCCTAAGAAGTATCGGACCACGGCCGAGAACGCGGCTCGCTACGACCCCCTGCCGGGAGCCCGCCCATGACGCCTGCCGCCACCCCAGAGGCGCTGGTTGAGGCGCGCCGGATCGCAGACGAGGCCGCGAACCACCCGATGCGCGCGGCGAGCGAGTATGCCCGCCGCACGTGCGAAAACAGTCTGCAAGCCGCCACAGGCAGCGCCACTCCCGGTCCGCAGGCTGAGATCGACGCCCTGCGTCTGCTCCTGACCACCGCCGAAGCCGACCTTCAGCGGGTCACGGCCGAGAGGGACGAGGCGCAGGAGATCGCCAAGCAGTTCCATGGATCAGCCCTGGAAGCCGAGGAAGCCACCGCCGAGGCCGCCCGCCTCCGGGCCGAGGTGGAGGCGAAGGACAGGGCACGCTGGCGTCCGATCGCAACGGCGCCCACGGATCGGCCTGTCGTCGTCAGAATGAGGACCGACCGTCTGCAAGGCGGATGGTTCGTCGCCACTGTGACGCTGCCCGATCCAGACGACGATAGCCGGTTCGGCAGCTGTTCGACGATCTGGCACTACAACGGCGATACGCTGATGACCCAGTTCCGCGGCACGTGGACGGACTGGCTGGACGACGGCGGCTCAGACCGCACCGCACTCGCCCGCGCGGCCTCGGCGGGGGAGGGACGCAGCGATGGGTGATCTGGGAATTGGCGCTGATGATCTGAGCCAGCGCGCACGCGACCTGTGTCCGACCCCTGGCCGCTGCATGGCCGTCGCGGTGGGTGCCCGATCCGGGGATGCGATCGCTGCCGGCGTAGGGCGATTGTGCAGCAAGGCATCAAAGACTTCGGGCGTGCCCTTCGTAGCGCGCTTGCCCCTACCTCTGCGCCCAACCGTGAGGAGGCCGGTCGCCATGGCTGACGTAGACATGCTGAAAGCGCTTCTCGAACGGATACAGGCCACAACCGGCCCGAGCCACGACATTGATGCCGACCTCTACGCCGTTCAGGAGGGTTGGGATGGCGCGGCTTTCTGCCAGAACGGCGAGGTGCATCGGCTCAGGCTCAAGAGCTGGGAGGGCAACCGCCGCACCTACGAGGTCGAAGATGGCCAGGGCATCGACAGCCACGAGCTTCCGATGTTCACCGACAGCCTCGACTACGCGGTCGAGATGGTCGGCGCGGTACTCCCGAGGTGGTCCCTTCAACTCGGCATGAGCGAGGGACTGAAGCACCCCGTCGTCGTGATGGGCCGGTCCTATCCGACGAACCTGCGCATCGCCGTGGAGCACCGGACCGCGCCCCTGGTCATCTGCGCCGCGCTCCTCACCGCCCTCCTCGCCCAGGCCGAAGCCCCTTCCACCAGCGCAGGAGGGAAGACCGATGCGTGACGTGAAGAGCCTTGCCGCGGAGATCGAGGCGGACACGACTGCGCTTCGCCTCGCCGTCCACGCCTGGATCAGAGAGGACGCGCCGCTCTCCGTGAAGATGATGCTGCTACCAAAGCACGTTGATGCGCTGATGGCCCGCCTCGCCGCCGAGATCGCCGCCAACCAGAGCCGTGCCTTTGAGGACGGGGCGCGGAGTGCCGAGATATTCGCTCGCCGTGTTCACGCCGGCCAGACCGATAAAGGCGGCGCTCCGTACAGCGGACACCTCGGGCGGGTTGCGGCTCGCGCCCGCGGCCATGCCGAGGCGATGGGTCTCCCGCGCCAGCATGTGGAGTGGTGCCTGCAAGTCGGATGGCTGCACGACACGATTGAGGACACCTCTGTTGAGGCTGACGACCTCCTCGACGCCGGTTTCGACCCGGCTGTCGTGCAGGCGGTCCAGTTGCTCACCCGGCCGCCGGGTAAGCCCTACCTCGAATGCGTCGCCGGCATCATCGCCAGCGGTGACCGGGTCGCGATGATCGTGAAGCTCAGCGACAACGAGGACAATCTCGACCCGGCGAGGGCTCTGCCGAACGCCCCACCCGCACTCGCGGCACGCTACCAGCGGTCGGCCGAAATGCTCCGCGCCGCCCTCCAGCCCGAAGGGGAGCGGAGCGATGCGTAAGCTGACAGCATCTCAATTGGCCGCCCTGAAGTGGCTCCCCGAGAGAGGCGGCAGACATTGGGGCGGCACCAAGTTCGGCGCTCCGAATAGATGCTCACTCGGCACGCTGATCCGAGAGGGACTTGCGGCTCGCGTTGGCGTCCCGAGCATGGATCTTTACGCGATCACCGACGCCGGCCGCGCCGCCCTCGCCGAACAGGAGAAGGGCGATGCGTGAAGACCTGACCAACATGCAACGCCGCACGCTTGAGGCGCTGACCGCCGACGCAGTGTCGCCAACCAACAGCGGCATCGCCCGGCACCTCGGCATCCGCACGCCGTGGCCAGCCGCTACTGCGGACAAGCATCTAACTGCGCTCGTGAAGAAGGGCTTCGCCCGGATCAGTCGCGCCGGGCCTTATCCGATCTTTGCGCTCACTCCGGCCGGGAAAGCCGCCCTCGCCAACTCGACAGAAGGGGGATCGGATCGTGCCTAGGGAGAGGGGCGGAAACATGCCGAACTGGCCCCGGCTGATGAAGCCGACCCTTGCCGCGAGCTATTGCAGCATGTCGGTCGGCGCCTTCAAATCTCGCTGCCCGGTCGCTCCTGTGGACTTTGGCGACAAGCGCCTAGAGGTCTACGACATCCGCGATCTGGACGATTGGATCGAGACTCGCAAGAAATCGGCCGGTGGCCTGACCAGCGTCACCGACGCCCTTGCGGAGTTCAAGCGTGCGAACCGTCGCTCCCGTGAAGCATCTTAAGCGATACCGCGACCGGCATGGCAGGCTGCGGCTGTACCACCGGCCGAGCGGCACACCCATCGCTTCGGTCTATGGAACGCCCGAGTTTTTCCAAGAACTTGAGCGCCTAAACGCCAAGACGGCCCGGCAGGCAGCGAAGCCGAAGGGCACGCTGCTGATGGTGTGGGAGGCGTACAAAAAGCCAGCGTTCCTGACACTCGCCCCTGAGACGCAGAAGGGCTACGAAAAGTATTTCAAGCTTCTGGCGCCCTTCCACAACACGCCCGTTCGGGAAATCACATCCGCAACCGTCTCCGAGATCCGAGACCATCTGTTCGTCACGAAGGGTCGGCGCACGGCCAACTACGTGATGGCTGTCCTGTCCGTGGTCTTCGCTTTCGCGGTCGAAAAACGCCACGCGCACACGAACCCGGTGAAGGAGGTCAAGCGCGTCCGCAAGCCGAAGAAGGCGCCGCGCGCCAATCGCCCTTGGACAGCCGGCGAGTGCCGCGCCGTGATCGACCGTGCGCCACCGCATGTGCGCTTGCCGCTAGCGATGTGCATGTTCACCGGCATGCGGAAGCGCGACGCGCTCACGCTGACAGCCGCCGCAATCGACAAGGCCGGGCGGCTGACGTTCGAGACATCGAAGACGGATGAGATGGTATCAGTAATGCCTCATCCGCTCCTGAAGGAAGCGCTAGCCCGCCGCCCCCATCCGAACGCCAAGACTCTGTCCGTCACCATGGAGGGCCAGTCGTGGACCAGTTCGGGGTTCGATACGGTGTGGAGCCGTTTCAAGGCTGGCTTGGAAAAGGAAGGGCTCGTTGAGAAGGGGCTGACGATCCACGGGCTGCGGCACACGGTGGGCGGCTTGCTGGCGGACGCTGGCTGCGATCCCGACACGATCCGGCGGGTGCTTGGGCAGAAGACCCTTCACATGGCCCTACTCTACTCGGAGCGGGCGAAGCGAGCGCGCGACACACACGCTGCGATGGCTGATTTCGACCCCTTCAGGTTAGACAATTTTGGAGAAATCGAAATGGCTTCAATCGACGGTTAGACACTTCCAAAACGTGCTAAGTCGTTGTACTATTTGATTTGGGTAGGCGACTGTTAATCGCTTTGTCGCAGGTTCGAGTCCTGCTCGGGGAGCCAATTACTTTCCAATATACTCAGAACATTGCGCTTTTCGCTCCGAGCCCCGCATTCGGCTGGAAGGTGCGAGGATAGCGTCCTCGTTCCAGCGCCCGGCGATCCGCTCCGTGAGCTTCGCCCGGTTGGCGCCGTGCACATAAGTCGCGCTCTCCCGGCTGCCGTCCGCCCACCCGAACCATGCGTTCAATTCGGCTTCCGTCGCCTCACTCTCGACCGCGCGGCGTGCCCCCGCCTTGCGCAGGCCGTGCGCCCGGCCCGGCACGCCGGCAGCGACGCACGCGTCCCCGAATCAGTTGCCGAAGCTCTCCTTGATCATCGGCCGGCCACGCTCGCCCGCGATGAAGGTCAGATCCCCCGTCGGGCTCGCGGCAATCGAAGCAGCCAGCGGCGGCAGGATGCGAATCGTTACCTCCTGGCTGGTCTTTTCCGTAAGAATGCGGGCAACGCCGTCGCGGACATGCGGTCGGCCGAGACGCGCCGCGTCGCCCCGGCGCAGCCCCGTGTAGAGCAGGATGTCGAGCGCAAGGCACTCGCGGGTGCCGACGGGCCAATGCGCCTCGAAGCACGCGAGTTCTTCCTTGGTCCAGGTGTGAAACCAGCGGCTGCGCAAGGCGCCGCGGGGCAGAGACGACGAGGCCGCCCTGACAGCCGATCTCGTCGAGCTGGCGGCGCGGTGGGGCCGCTACCGCTATTGGAAGATCAGCGCATTGCTGAAGGCCGCCGGCTGGCTGGTCAACGACAAGCGCGTGGAGCGGATCTGGCGGCAGGAAGGCCTGAA